CATCAATGGTTGGGCGAGTTGCGAAAGTATCAACAACGAAGCCACCAAGTGAGGTAGGCAAAGTTAAGCCGGTGTTATTGCTGGTTGAATCGTCAGCAGCCTGAACCATGATAGCGGCTTCACGATCGCCCATAGCGGCTTTGATAGATGCTTCAACATACTTTGCGGAGTCCATAGGGGCAACGCGTGGAGCGGTGAAAATTGGGGTATTAACTGGAGCAGCAGCAACAACTACTGGTGCTTCTGCAGCCTCAACCTCAACCTCTGGTGTGATTTCTTCAGTCACAGGGGTTTCCTTTTCTTCAAGGGTTTCAACTTCAGGGGATTCTGAAGCTGCAACTTCTGTAATACTCGCCTCGGCTAAACCGAAGGCTGGGTGAGTAACAACAGAAACTTCTAAGAGTTCGGCGGCAACAACATGCATCACTTCGCCTTTGTACTTGTAATCAAGAATTTTTGCACCAACACTAAAGCCTTCTCGTAAACCTTCAGCTGCTTCAACAAGAATGTCGTTTCCTAGGCTGGTTGGTGCAACTTTGAATCTGCCAATAATGCCAGCAGGGTTGGCTGAAAACTCAATGGCTTTACCAACTGGGGCAGTGCGATCATGTTCGCGTAACAGTTTGATACCTGATGCTTCAAGGTTCATAATGGAACCAACCTCAAAAACAACTGTGCCAGCCGAAGTGTTACCCGGCTTACCGAAAGGCACAATCTGGCCAATCAGTTCTCTACGGCCAGAGTCAGCAGCCGTAATGTGTCCACTAAATGTTAGTTCCATTGTTACCTTCCGGGATTAGGTCAATCTTGTCTCTTGCTTCATCAACGGTCATAATGCCAGCGGCAACATAACCAGTCATAACTTGCATTTCTTCAAATGATGAACCGCGCAAGAAATCATCAAGGTCAAACTTCACAACCACATTGGCTGGGAGAAAATCTTGCATGCTCATGCGTTCTTCAATGGCTGTGAGTAGTGGGCGCAAAGAGAAGTCAATGAGTGAGCGGCGTTCTTGCTGAACATTGGAGTAAGTCAATGAGGCTATGTCAGCGTTTAAGAACCATGCTGGAATGTTTGCTGCCCGGGCAATCTCTGCGCTGTGGAACTTCCGCGACTCAACTAGTTGGGATTCAGATGAGGAGTAGCCAAGGATTTGTGCATCAACATCAGCGTTAAGGTAAGCGGTTGAGCGTTCGCGGCGAGCAGTTTTCCAGCCGTCAAGCATTTCCTTGACCTTATCCTTGCCAAGGTTAACGCCTTTGTTCTTCAAAATGATTTGGGGAACTGGCTCTTTCGCTGCACGATTCGCAGCTTCTTCCAACTCCAAAGCAGTCTGGCAAGTACGACCGGCACGATAAATAAAACCTTGGTCAGGGCCAGCGAAAGACTTAAGCGATCCAACGCCTTCGTTAGGCAAAGTGTCCCCGTCTAACAGGTAGCCTGTAACTTCTGTGCCAGCAGGATTCGTAAGAATCTGCACACGCTCTGGGGAAACCCAACGAGCCCTAGCCACACGACCATCTGCATACAATTCTAAAACTTGTAAGTAACCTACACCAAAGAAGAACAACGAATCTGCCAGCCAAGTCATAGTGATTGACTGGGGGACATCAGGGTCAATCTGGTATTGCCAAGGCAACGGCTCAAGGCGAGTATTTGAGCGCATGTCATAGCGCACCAGTGGGAGACTGCCAATCGTGCCGGCGATAACATTTCTGGCGCGATTGACTCCACTGATTGACATGGCCTGTTGGCGAGTCACATAGTTCTGTTGCAGAATCCCAGTCCAAAACGAAGGAGAAATAGGGGTTTCAAATGCAGCTTCAACAGATGCTTCTTGGGCGGAAGTAGACACGCCTCTAATGTTTGAGAGTAATCCCACAGCGAAAGGCTACCACATACCACACACATTAGCCAAAAGCAAACGCATCTTCTTCAGGATTTGCATTAGCAGAATACGCGGCCATGATCGCTGCACAAGCAGCTGAAATGTGTGAGGCCGAACCGTTACGAATAACACGCCAACCACCGTCAGATGCTGGGCGTTTCGCACAAGCGTTAAAGTGTTTCATTAGATCAGGGTTGCCGTCATGCGCTAACCTGCCAGAGTTCAACCCAATCATCATCTCATCACAGGCTTGGGCAAAGGTGGCGGCTGTAATGTCTTGGACTTTGAACCCAGCGGACTGCAACCTTAAAGCAATACTTGAGGCTGACCACTTGTCGTACGCAATCACATGGGATTCGAATTGGCGCACAATCGCGGAGACCTCACCAGCAATAGCAACATCATCTACTGCGCCGTCTGCCTCCCACGACTGTGCAATCGCAAAGCCTATCCGACCATCCGCCAAATGCTGTGCACCCACAAGGTCTGCACGCTTACGGTCTGGGCTAACATCAATGCTCCAAAAGGTTGTGCGCTCCGGGTCCATTTCCATGTCAGGAATACTTGCAGCTTCGACACTGCCATAAGTCCAAGGTGACTCTAAAGCCTCAATCCAAAGGCACAAAGATTCGGTGCGGAACGATTCTGGGGTGTCAGTCTTAGCAGCCGTCTCAATAACAGTTTCATCAATCAAATGACCAAGTGCAGGGTTCGCCTGATACCAGCCACGCTTGTCAGTAATCTGAAAAGTAGGGTCAGCTGACCACTCCATCCACAACAATTTAGGGTCATTGGCCGCTAAAGCATTAGATCGCATTTTGTTCAAAACATTTGAGTGAGCATCACCAGCGTTAGAAGTTATCCACACCTGAGAATTCTTAACCGCCCTCGTTACTGGGGTTGCAGCAGCCCAAGCCTCATGGGGAATTTCACGCAACTCATCAACCCACAAATTACCAGTCTGACCACGCACCGAACGAGCATTAGCAGCAGCCACAGACCACTTAGCACCATTCTTTAACTTAATGTACTTGTCACCATTCACCCGGCTAATTTTGGCAACCTCAGATTTCAACCAAGGATGCTGATTAATCGCATCAATAGCCCACTCAAGATGCAACTCAGATAACTCAAGTTTCTGAGCCATAGCAATCCAAGACTCACCAAACAACAACATGCCAGCCAGAATCCTGATTCGCATCATGTGGGATTTGCCATTCTGACGAGCCACAAGAATGCCAACCTGCTTAGACACATAAGTGTCACCGGATGACTTCATGCCCTCCAACATGGCGAACTTCTGCCAAGGCAACAAAGGCTGACCCAAAGCAGCTGCTAGATCAACTGCCAGTTGGCCGCGACTTGCTGACGGCTTGCTTCCTGCCAACAGGCGCGGATGCTCGTTTCCGTAAATTCTCAAGTGGGTTCACCTCCTCCTCAGGTTCAGCCTTACCAATGCGACCAGCGACCGTCATACCCAAAGCAGTCAACATTCCCTGCAAAGCCCGGGACAACTGCACCATTTGTGAAACATCAGTGGACTGGTCAAGTTCATCAGCCAACTTGTAAGCCACAGCCACAGCCCCAGCATCAGCCACTGTAAGCCATGTAGCGGCTCTCACAGAGCCTTCAATTTCAATCCGTACCGATTCCACCTGAATCATCTCCAATCGTCTTAAAGAAGGCTCCACGCGGCTTTAATCGGGTCATTTCGGCTCGCAAGGGAGAGAAAGAAGAAGGCGCATGGGGTGCTCTTGGGCCCAAAAAAAAACTGCCTTGCTTGTCTGACTTCGCACCGTTGCATCTGTTGCATGCAGCTGTGAGATTGTCTGGGTCATTGGTTCCACCTTTGTTGAGGGGCACTATGTGATCTACGGTGTCGGCTTGTTGTCCGCAATAGGCACAGATGTGTCCATCTCTTTGGAGTATGGTCATTCGTATCTTGCGCCAGTTGTGGTCGTACTGCCCCCGGTTACTCATCCCATCCCCAGTCTGTTACGAATCCGAAGGTGGGTGGGGGGTCTGGTGGGTGTGTGATTGTTACGCCTAGGTTGTATGGCTCACTCATTGGTTCATCCTCTTCTGGCTCTGGGTCTTCTATGGTTTCTATTTCCCAGATGACTAGGCCAAATAGTTTTATGCGTTTGACCATGTTTTACCTAGGGCTTGAAATGTGCCGTCTTTGTGGATTGGGATGAGTTGTGGTGTGACTTTGTTGCCGTCTGTCCATAGTAGGCCGATTGCTTGTTGCCAGTTGCTTATGCCGCCTTTGAGGTATGAGGCTTTGTCTGTGCGCATGAGGTTGCCTACTTCCATGCCCCAGACACTGCTGGTGGTTTTACCTGAGTGTCCGGTGTTGTGGTGCATGAGTCCGGCTCTGTGGGTGTGTCCACAGACAACAGATTGGCCTGTTTTTTTGGCTAGGTTGAGGGCTGTTTGTCCTGCTGTTTGGCTGATGTTGCCTTCGTCTCCATGCATTAGTAGCCAGCCGGGTGCGAGTGCGTATGGCTTTTTATGGTAGGTGATTCCTAGGCTGTCGAAGCGTAGGAAGTTTTCAAGCTGCAATTCTTCTAGGCCTAAGAGTCCCGGTGCGCGCATGTGGATTGTGTTGAACAAGCGGTCGGTGTGGTTGCTACGGATCACATGTTGCACTTGTAGCAGTTCTAAGACTTTGACTGTCATGTCTCGGTCTTTCCCTATGCTGCGTTGGTATTCAAGTTCTGTGCCTTGTGCCCAGCGGCTTATGGTTTGCATGTCCATTTCGTCACCAGCTGAAACAACTTGGTCTGGCTTTATGGTGCGTATGAATTTGGCTAGTGTTGCAACAGCGCGATCGTCATGGAATGGCACTTGTAAGTCTGGGACTATGACTGTGAGGTGCATGAACACTCCTGATTGATGTGGCGGTAGAAGCTGCTGCTACTAACATCCATGCCCATTTTAACAAGTGCTTTGTAGATTAGGTGTCGGGTTGAGTGTTCTAGTGCGTTATTTATTGTGGTGGCTAGTTTGGGGTCTTGCCGGTCGAACCAGTTGCCTACTTTGCAGTTTGGTTTGGTTTTGAGTTGGGTGAGGATTGTTTCTAGTTCGCTCATGGTTAGTACCAGCCTTTTAGATCGTGGTGGGCTAAAGCTGCACATGGTGTGCCGTATCGGTGTGTGATGTATTTGAATCCCAAACGAATCTGGTCTTTAATGCCAGTGTTGGGGTCAAGTTTTAGTTGCTGAAATAGACCAAAGGCTGATGAGTGTGGGTTATCGGCTTTAGGGTCAAACCTAGATTCACGCCAGATAAGTTCATGTAAGCACTTAAGTTCAGTTGAGCGTATGCCTCTAGAAACTGCAGCTTCAGTGAGTTGCCGTTTAGGAGTTATCCACAGGCTGCGCGAGTTATCCACAGGGTGTGGATAACCTTTATCATACCGCTCCCCGGTGGAAAGCCGCGCTTTGTTTGAGGTAACCCTGACGGCCTCCACTGCAGCGACTGGCTTGAGTCTAGTCGATAAGTTTCCCATCTTGTCAAGTGCTAGCCCATAAAAGGCAAAACTTGTCAGAATTACAGCTGTGAAAAGGATTAAGAATCCTTTATTTATCGGTTGCATAAAAGCCCTTTCCCTTGAAATGTGTTGGGTTTGCTTGCCAGATACGCCTTACTGATCCGTCTTGGAAACACACACCGCAATAAGTTTCGGTCGGCGTGTCGCGTTCCTCAATCGGCATAGAATCCTCAAACTTGTATTGGCATTTGGTGCATTCGTATTCATAAGTCGGCATCTAAACCATCCACCATTCTGTGCTGATACAAGGCAATCATGGCCTTTAAAGCCACCTCTTGTTCATCCTTTGGCGCCCATTCATCCATTTCAATAGCCCACCAATCATCCTCAAGCATCTTTCCTCCTAAGTGGTATCACATTCGTTAGATCTAAACAGTTAGCGCATTCGCCAGCAGGGAAGTCAGGTTTCCAAATACCAAAACCACACTTATTACAGTGACCAACATGGCCGTCTGCTATGTCTTGCCAATGGTTAGAATGGGACATCTGAAATGTCTACCTTTGGCATAGATGACCAAACATCCGGGGCTGCAACCACAGGGATTTCATCAGCTGGGATAGGTCGGTCAGGTGTAGTAATGCTTCGGGCTGTAACCTCAAACGCGGTGCGCTTGCTGCCATCTTTAGCTTCGTATGATCGCTGGGATAGTTCCCCAGTCACATACACCATTTCTTTGTTGCGCAAGATGCCTGACAGTTCCTCAGCGTTATCCCAACAAACAACATCCAGCCAGCATTCGGCTTTCGTTGTCCAAACTTCATCCTTAAATGACTGTTTGCTGGTGACAATTCGCAGCTTCAAAACTGCTTTGCCATTCTTGGTGTGGTGCAGTTGTGGTTCACCGATAATTCGGCCGGTCATTTCAATCTTTGGTAGTGCCATTTGTTGCCTCCTTTAGTAGTTCCGCCCACAATACGAGCGGCATAATTGCGTATGCTTCAGACACGCCTTTGCGTGGCCGTTTTGCTATTACTACACCACGAAATGCGCCGGCGTTTTCCATTTGCTCAAACAGGTGATCAGTCCATGCTGCCAGTTCAAGCTTCTTTGTGTTCTTGCATTCGATAACGGTAAAGGGAATCCCTTGTAAGTCACCGCGGTCTTTTTGAGACCCGGCTAATCTGCGTTCGATTGTTGGAAACCAGTCACTTAAAAAGTTGGTAACTTGGCGTTCCCAGTCTGATCCTTTGCGTTTCTGTGGCGTTGTCATTTGATAAAGCCCCTTCCAGACTCAAATCCTGCATAGTAGGCGCGGCAGTAGTCGCACTCATTTGGTAAGTATCTGGCCCGATAAATAACGCTTCGGTGTTCCTCGCACCAGCTGCAGTGCGGCATGTCTTTAACCACCGTAAACACTCCAAATCTTTGCCAACTCTGGCACACTAAAAGCCTCAAGGTTGGTGTGTGCTGTACCTGCTGCCTCATTAGCCATAGCAATCGCTGTATCAGCATTCATAGCACCTTTAGCGAACAAAGCCACCTTGACATCAGATAGGTCTGGAACCTTCACAGCGGGCTTCTGAGGGGCTTTCTGGCGTTCCTTGGATAGTTTCACCTCATTGGCACTGGCAACCTTCTGCATAGGGATTACAGCTGCAATAGCCCGACCCCAAGCCGAAGTTTCAGCGTTCATAATTTCGCTGCCTTTGGTGTACGGTGTTTTACCCGGGAAAGGTTCCGATGCATGACCGACACCGGGGCGAACATCATCAGGGGTGCGGTAAAACTTGGCTTTACAAATTACCAGCTGCTGGCCGTCAATGTTGTCAAACCAGATTTCTGCTTGCAAACTCATGTCTGGGAATTGTTCTTTAGCAATCTTGATGCGCTCAGCAACATCAATGTAGTTGTCCATGCTGAAGGTCATGATTCCACCGTCACAATGATTACGCCAACACCAATGCACATGATGACCATGTGGTAGGCGTAGTCAGCCAAGGTGTACGAGTACCAGATAGCGTGGTGTAGGGCAACCATTATCACCGCAAATGCAGGTGTGCAGATTGCCAGTTTCTTAAGGGTTTTCATTTGTTCCTCCTAGTGTTTGGGTAAGAGTATCGTAAACCACTTGCAAAAGATTCTGGGAATTATTGGGTAACGGTTAGGTAACGAAAAACCCCCACCAGACTGGCCGGTGGGGGTCTCTCTAAGGAGGACAACTTCCCAAATAAATTGTTCCGCTGTAACCGCTAGGCGGTCACTTGCTAATTATTATGGTTGTCTAGGTGTTTGTCTAGCCGACTCTCAATGCGTTCAAGGGATTTGATTACATGGTCAGCGAAACCGTTACCAGTTGGCTTAGAGTTCCTAGCAGCTTGAGCAGACTTAATCGCTGCATAGGCTGCTATCAGGCTAGGGAAAACAATGTTTGGGTCTAGATTACTTAGTTCCACGACCGTAAACCTTGTCATCTACATCTAGCCACCGGAGGATTATGGGGATTACAGCTGCTGCTCCTGCGTTAATCAAAATGCTGGGGTCTGTGACTCCTGCTAAGAATTGGGCTAAGACTGCGGCTACGAATACGCGCAACCATGACAAGCCCATTTCTAGGCCTTGGCGTTTAGTTTCGTTGGTCATAGTTCTTTGCTCCATTCTTCTATGGCTATTTCTAGTGTGGCTATGTTGGCTGTGAATTGGTCTATGTCTTGTTGTACACCTGTGCGTGTGGCGATTCTGAGCATGACTTGGTTGTCGTAAAGTTCGGCTTGGAACTGGTTGATGCGTTGCTGTGCTAGTTCGTTCATGGTTTTCCTTACTGTGGAATGTTGTCGAGGATTGTGGTTTCTGCACCAGCAGCACCAGCGCGTACCACCAATTTTAGTGTGCCAGCGTTCGTGCCTGTGCGTAGGTAAATGCGAGCCACATTTGCCCCCGGGTTTGCTGGTTGGTTTGATGACCTGGTCATTTGTAACATGCCACCGTCTGTGTTGGCTCGTATCTGTGCCAAACCGTTACCGCCCTCAATGTTGCCTGTTGAAACAAAAGCACCCGAAGCTGCAACATAGGCCAAAACATTTGTTGCACTGTTTTGCCATTCAGTTAGAAATGCAGTTTGTGAGGCAGCACCACGAACAGTAATTCCTTTTTGCGCTGGGTTGCCAGCCGTTTGCACACCCAAAGATGAACTAAGCGCATTGTTACCACCAAATGCTGCACCGCCAAAAGCATCAACCAAAGCCAGAATTGAACCAGCCGAGCTTTGCCACTGTTGCAAGTTAGCAGATTGAGAAGCAGCACCCTTCACAATGAAAGCAACTGCACCAGCCGTCTGCTGAGTAACCTGAGTCTGATTACTATTCAACGCAAGAAACGAACCAGTCGTAGGCGTAGAACGAGGGCGAACACTAGAAAGAAACAAGTTAGCACCAGTGTTATCAAACCAACTCTGAACAGTTGCGCTGCTATTGCGAACAGCGAAAGCGTTTGCAGTTTGACCAGATGCCAAAGTAATGCTCAAAGGTTCAGCACCAACCACAGTGTTCGTAATTGTGTGACCGCCAACAGTGAAAGCATTAGCAGCACCCAAACGCGCATAACGAGCATCATTCGTAGTGTTATTTGCTGACTGATCAAACGCCACCGTACCAGCTGCAAAAGTAATAGGCGAAGTAGCAGCCACCACACCAGTAGGCCCAGTCGGGCCAGTCGGCCCAGTTGGGCCAGTAGGGCCAGTAGGGCCAGTAGGGCCCTGAACACCAACAGGGGCAACCGACACCAAAACAGGCTCAGTTGAAACCTGAACAGACACCTGCTCATTAACCACACTTACATTAGTGACATCCTGCTGAACACTAATCGTCATGTCGGCCAACCGTATCGCGCACCTTAAAATCACCATAAATAATGTA